TATGTATGAGTTCATAATGTTATATATGTATGATGGACCATCCACCAAAAAGCTATCCAAGCTTCAGCAAAGAACAACACAAAGAAGATTTCCATTTCTTCCAGATCCCGGTACCAGCGTTCTCGATCAGTCATGTTAAACTGTGATATCTTCCATGCCTGCTGTGCGCAAGCGAACCACGTGACCCATTTGCCATTGTTTGGTGTCCAAGCCCTTCATGATGCCCAACCAACGGTTGCGTAGCAGTGCCACTTCATTAATAATGGTTTCAAAGTCCACGACTTCTTCTTCACCATCCACATACTTTTCAGCATCACGTGCTGTCAAGGCACGGGCATAGCCTTCAAGATACTTCTTGAAATGTCGAGTACGAATTTTGCGCAGTTGAATGTTGAGAAAATTCAGCACAGCTTCAATCTCTTGTAGCTGGTTGAATCTATGTTCGGTGATACCTGGCAGGGCAGTGATGTTCTTTTCTACCAGGCCACCAATTTTGCAGTCCCGCTTGGCTTCAAGTAACTCTGATTCAAAGTGTGCAATAAAATCAGGTATGTTACCAAGATCGGCAACTACTCGACTATACCACATCAGTAGTCATCTTCTTTGTTGTAGTTGTCCTCGTCATCAAACTCTTCTTCTTCTTCTTCTACATAGTCCTTGTCGTTGTCAAGGTATGCAGTCAATGCTTTTTTGATGTCTGAATCACCTTTGAAGGCTTCTCGAATTTCGTCTACATCTTGATCATGATCGATCAAGATGGCCACAATGCTTTCGGCAGCATCCATACGATCTACCACGTTGACATATCGTTTTAACTCGCCCCAAATTTCGCTTGCTACTTCTGCTGACATTTTTATTCCTCCGTTGCGTCGGCTGTACTTACCTCTGTCTTGATGTTCTTGAAGTCTGTCATGACTTTGTCCAGGCACCCATCTTCGTTTGCTTCCCAGGCCTTGCGGAATTGTTTAATTATTTCGCCTTCACTAGTGACAAATACTAGACGATTGCCTTCTTTCTTGAGCATGCCCTTTTTCTCTGCAAGATCAGTCAATCCACTGTAGGGATTCATACCTGTTTCGTAGGGAATTTTAACCTGCATGCCTTCAAATGGTTTGGCATAACGAGTTTTCATCACTTTACAACCAGCACGTATGCCCATGACTTCGGAGATCTTGTTGCCATCCTCGTCCTCTTTCAGCTTCATTTTCTTCATGGCCACAACAATACTTGACGCATAGATAAAGCCTTGGCCACCTGAGATCTTGTCATCTGGATCAAACATGTCTTGACTTGCGTATGTATGATTGGTACAAACCATTCCCACATTAAAACCACCAAACATGTTGACTGAATTACGAACCAATGATGTAAGTGCCTTGGGCTTGCGACCCATGTCACCTTTCATGTCTCCTGCTTCAAATTGATTCACATCAGTTGGTGTCAACAACATACCCAATGAGTCAATAACCCATAACACCTTCATACGTTCACCGTCTGGCAACGCTTTGTAGTCAATCATGAATGTTGAAATGGCCTTGGCCACATCATCAATCATGCTCATGTTCAGTTTGAGCAACTTATCTGCGCCTGTGTCCACACCCAATGCATGCAGCCATGTCTCATCCAGTGCGTTTTCTGTATCAACCAAGATAACAAAAATACCTTGCTCTTGTGCGTTCTTCACAATGTTGCCACTACAGATATAACTCTTGCCTGCACCCGATTCGCCGGCAAACACTGTGATCTTGCCCAATGGAATGCCTCGATTGAAATCCCCGCTGATGAGATAGTTCAAGGCAAAGTTGCCTGTTGAAATCCAATCTGTTGGATCATTGAATCCAATGCTCAGACCTTCGATACTTTTGGTAATATCCTTGCGGAACTTGCTTACGTCAAATGGTTTTCCCATGTTTTTCTTCCTTGTATAAATCTTTAAAAATTACTCTGCTGTCTAATTTACGCCGCTGATCCATGTCTGCTATTTTTTCAAAAGACCCTGCTAGATCTTTGTCAAACGGTTGATCCAAATGACTCAACATGTTCTGATAACCGTTTTCTAACAAATACCCTGGCTGGTCAGCAATACGGTCAGACAAAATCTTCTTCACTGAGTTTAACACATCTTTAGACAAGTGTCTAATGTTTAGGTACGATGGTCCCAATAATGCACCGATTACAAAACTGTTGTTGTGAAATCCTTGATTGGACAAATAATCCACACAGTCAAAAATACTTTTATAATTCAATAAAAAATGCAACATGTTGAATGATATCTTGTGGTTCAATTTTTTGATAATCTGTAAATTATCCACAAAGTCTTTCCAAACTCCACCATGTCGTATGTATTCAAATTCTTGTTCCATGCTCTCTACACTCACCGTCCAGTGGACATTTTTGAATTCGCAAACCAAATCAAACATGCGAGTATCCACACGACTTAAATTTGTGTTTATTCGCAAGTTGACGTTGGGGTTGATCTGTTTTAGTATTTCTAAAAATTCCAAGTTTTCCTTCATCAACAGCGGCTCACCGCCTGCTAGATACACATGTTTGAGTTGTGCCGCACGTTCAAAAATATATTGTTTGAATTCTTCACGTTTTTGATCTGACGGTGTGTGTATGGTCAAGTTGCGTTCACTGGCCCACTTACTGCTAAATTCTGGTGAGCAATACACGCAGGCAAAATTACAGAGATTACTCCAACGTATGTCCACAGTGTGCAATGCAAAGTTGGAGGTATCATACAATGTATTGTCTACATTGCGCAGTTCTTTGAGATAGAACACACGATCACTGATTATATCAAACTTGTTTTTTTCTTGTTCTAAATCATAACAAGGATTGCATCTAGCAAACTTTTGTCCTGCTCTCATGTCTGCTTTGATCATGAGATCATTGCTGAGTATTTCTTCAATGGGGTTGTTGTTGATATTGCCAATGGGCTCGGCACTGCGTATGCAATTTTTTACTGAGCCATCAAAGTTGTACATGATACTGGTCCACGGCACAGGACAAAATGCACGATTGGTCAAATATTCTTTACTGTCCATAGTTCACGCCCAACGACAATTCAGTCACATCCAATTCTGGTCTGGCTGCATCTAAAATACGTACAACGGTTTGAGCCCAATTGTCAACGTTGGCATATGGCATGGGACTGAGTTGTCCTAGCTGTGTGGCCACAGCTCCTGGTCTTATCAATACCAGTTTTGGCCAATCTTGTAAATGCTGTAATTGACGATGTGCTTCTTCTAGGGCAATTTTTTGATTTCTATATGCAATCATATCTATGCCTGGCAATGAACTAACTGGGTTGGTTGCCATCATGGTACTGATGTTTATGATACATTTGCCCTGTTGTGACTTCCACAGACGATACATTTCAAACAACAACTCAGTCTGTGCAAAGCCAGCTTGTGCGTTGTTGACAAACATGTCGCAAGGCTCAATGTGTGTTGTTATTTTGGGAATATTTCGAATGTTGTACCCATTGCGTCTGCTAAGACCAACAATTTCATGCCCTTGTGATTGATATACTCGAGACAATGCTTGTCCAATGCCTGCTGTGTGTCCAGTTATGGCTATTTTCATCGATAGTAGTCCCAACGAACAATGCCACGCAGTTGGTCTTGTGCTGCGGTCCATAACTGTAATTCCACAGTGTTGTCTTCACCTGATGCCACTGTGGATTTTAATTCATCAGGAACATCAGCTGTTCTTGTTAGGTGGTTGCTGTGCTTTACACTCAACACCGAAGGAGTTTCTAACAATGCCCAGGAATTTTTTAAATTGTGCTGTTGCACATAAGAAAAAATATTTTTCAAATCGCTGATGTTCAATGCACTCACTGTGGTCCAAGTATTCAATTCATGCAAGCCCATGGCCTGATATGCTTGAATATTTTGTTCAACATCTTGCCATTTGATGGGCCAGCGCACATAATCATAACCGCGGCTGATGCCATCCAGGCTCACAGTGACGGTGACTTTGACACCACGGCTGACCAGGTCGGGCAATACTGTGATCAATTTACTGCCATTGGTATTGACCCGCAAGTATTTTACGTTGGGCGGCAAATTTTGCAACAACTTTAGGTAGTTGGGACTGGCACTGGGCTCACCACCATTTATGTCCATTTGCACAATTCGTTCCACTGGCAATGTATCAATCAACTCACTGTTGTTGATTTTGGTATATTCTTTTGAACGCAGACTGCCTATTTTGGTGCTTAGTTTTTCATTGCATGTTTGACATGCGCTGTTGCACACATTATCCAACACGCCACCCAACACAAGATAATCAGATCTTGCATCCAACAATTGAGCATGAGTGTTCAACGAGTGTTGTCTGATGCTTTTGTTTCCAACATTTTCTGATTCTTTGCAACGAATACATTCACTGGGCCAGGAGTCTTGTGCCATTGATGCACGAGTATTTGTAAGCCATTCACTGGAATCCATTTGCTGTAGTGTTTCAAACTGCGGTGCTTCAATCATGTGGCCACATCGGCTCACTGTACCATTGGTATTGAATCTCACAAAATGATCAAGTCTGGGGCAATACATGTTTTATAATATCTGGATGGTTGAGATGATAATAGGTTCTTAATTGTTTCCAGGTCATTTCCTGACCTGCCAGATCCAATAAAATTTGATCTAAGTACAACCAAAGCTCAATTGATTTATCATCTTGAAACAATTGCTTGATAAATTCTTGTGTGGGTTTGTTTACTTTTGCATCATCATTGATGTCTGCGATATTGCCAAAAGTTTGAAAATTTCTAAATCTTATCAAAGTATCAT